TATCCGGCCCTCTTGGTGATAGAAAGAGCTTCATCAAGGTTAAATCCTTCAAACTTATACATGCCGTCATCGGCAAGCGAAGGGTTAACTTTCTTGTTAAGCTCGCCAAGAAGCTGCAAGTAACCGGATTTCATTTCTCTTGCTACTGCCATTAAAACCTCTTGTTGAAAGTAAGTCCTACCGCTGTTGAATTAGGCATTACTCCCGCCGAAACGTCCCAATTCTGCTCAGGTCTTTGAGACTTCATTAGATCCATGATCGCGGAAAAGCCCATCATCGGGCGCACGTATTTGTTGCCGGAAATCTTTTTCATCTCGTCTATGTCGCTATTCTGCGGGTGCTCTGGAGAAGTCTTTACAAGCTTCTTGGATATTCCCGCAACCTGAGCACCTTTTAAAATTGCATTGGCAAGATACATCGCCTCTTTTGATTCTTTGTCTTCTATGATCCTTGCAATGTCATCCTGAGCCTTGAACCCAGCGCCTTGAATGGCTATTTCATCTTCTTTGCTCTTATCGTAAAGATTCATCCCATACTTAGATGCGTTTTCCTTATCTTTGCTGGTCCATTTTGGGGATTTAGGTCCGTTGTCTCCCCAAGATTCGGTCAGGTTCCCATAATCAACGGTCATCGGGTATCCCCGGTCATTACCTTCCCTAACATGGCCTTGGGGATGAACTGCACCGCCGCTGACGGCTAAAGCTGCTATGAGTTTTGAAATGTCCATTGTGTGTAATATTTTTTTGCGCTGCTACGTGTATTTTAAAAAAGAAACGTTAATAACTTGTCTGTATCCATTACCTACTCCACCAGTATTGGTGATAACACTTTTCATTATAAGTGTACCCCCCGACGTAACAGTGAATACCCCCGTCGCATCGCCTATAAAAACTGTAGCAGAGACTTTTTGTATCCCATGAATGGAATTTAAGGCATAGCCATCCCAAACAGTCGCAGTGCCAGAAGCTTTTTCTAGCGAAGTTGAAATATAGTTTGCTGGTGTTGAACCTGCATCTACAGTAATGTTCACATTCATAATAAAAATATCACCCGTTGTGACTGTCCCAAGATCTATCGTAGTTGTCTCTGTCGTCGCTGTAGAAGATGTAGCATAAAGACACGGCCTGTATCCTTGAAGCTTATCTGCATTTAAATTGCTTACTTTTGTTGTTGATGCAATAGAAAATGGTGCAGTTCCTGTCGCGACTGTTGACGTAATTTGACCACTTGCGGCTAGCGCTCCACACTCAAACGCCTCAGAAGTACCCCACTTGCATATTTTCCCAGCCGTCTTCGTGGCCGTTGCATTCGCCGGATCTTCCACCACAAGACTTGAACCATTCAAAGTAGCAATCCCCGAAGCACTCCCCGGATTCTTCCCGTCTACTGTTTCAGCATCAAGCCCGATCACCTTCTGACCCTGTGCGTTCGCGTGAAGGATGAACGGAGGTAAGGCGCTTCCAGGGTTAAACGTATGCTGTGCGGTTATGGTCCTTGCAGTTGTGTTATGAACGTACTGAGTATGATCGTCTGCGTCCAAGGCTGCAAGGTTGGCATGGACGTTCGTGGCGTCAACGCGCTGATACTGAGCAATCGAAGTATCGTACATGTAAAGCTGTTTCAGGTCAGTTCTCCAGAACAAATGAAGTTTAAGCGGAGGACTTACGGGGAAAGAGGTTCCACGTAAAACGCCGCCGTCGTCATGGATATTTACCGCAAGCCTAGTTACTATGTCAGTCACGCTCCCGGCAGGGTTAACGCCTAGCTCGGTTTCAAGCGCAATGATCGCAGAGGCAAGCCCGTTGACGTGCGCTGCCACTACGTCATCGGTTGAATCGGCGATGAGAGTGCGCGTGTCAAGCGTTGCCGGGTAGCTGGTATCTTCTGTTTTTAAGTCTCCCATGAATCACCCTAATATTTGATAATGAAATTAATGCCTAAATTTTGAGGCTCAGTGCTGCTCCCTGTTCTAGGTGTTCCGTTTGTTCCGTTAGTTACCAATGCTCTTGCTAAATTTTTTAGACCTAAATCGTCTGCCGAAGCTGTGTTCCCGTCTGCTGCAGTGCCTAATCGAACACCACCACCACCACCACCCTCCCTAACCAAGTTATGATAATGTCCCTGGAGTTTATCTTGAGAATACGTCCCTAGTGTGGAGGTATATTGACTCCCGGCTGCGTCTACACCAGCCGCCCTTGTTGTTGTGCCTGACCCTTTCGGGAATATGCCCCTAAAATCAGGAACGCTAAAATGCGTCCCGTCCGCAGCCCCATAAGTGGTCCCGATTACTGCAAATAAATTGGCATAAGTTCCTGTTCGCTCTAGTGACGATCCGTCACAATTTACCCATCCTGTCGGGGCTGTTGCATTCCCATACATTGTGACCATTCCAACCATAGGGAGCCAACCATGGCTTAAAAGGCCGCTGCCATCGGCAATGGGAATTTTAGAGGCCGTAGGAGTAGCCGTAGCATTTGCCGGATTTTGAACAACTAAAGAGCTTCCATCGAGAGAGGCCAATCCGCTTGCTGCAGCCTTGCTGGAAACAAACGTATCAATCTGAGCATGGGTATTTGTTCCAATGTCCGTTAACGACGTGTGACTCTTGGTCGTTATATCCGCTATACTCGAAGTCGTTTTGTCAACCTGCGCCCAAGTAGTGTTGTGAGGATCGTTTGTATCTGCTATGTGTGAAGTAGAGGCAGAAACAGCACTATCAATCTGTGTATGGGTATTCGTCCCTTTGTCTGCAAGCTCCGTATGGCTGATTGAATTAGCGACAAAGGCCCCGGTAGTCAGATTGAAAAATGGAGAAAAGAAACTCCTGAGCAAAGTACCCCATGTGTTTTTATCAGTGCTTCCCGTTTGAGGAAATCTAGGCATTAGCTATATACCACCGTGGTAGAAGTTTCAGTTGAATAAGTAACCGTTATCGCCCCATGCTCTCCTGTTCCAAAATCTCCTGCTCCAAACTCTCCGTCTCCAAAACCGCCCTCAACTGAGAACGTAGAAGTAGTTGCAGTATCGTCGGTAAACGAAGAAGCGGATTCGTTGTAATTTGTCCCCTCACCGTATTTAAACGAGCCGTATTTCATTAGCAAAATCCTTCTATGAGACTCCATCGGAAAATAGATATTAGCAATGGGAAGAAATTTGGTCGTCATTTATATAAATAACCCTAAAAAAAGTTTTCCAGATACCCTTCCACAGTCTTGATATCGTCGCTCCCCCTGCTCAAAATAGACTGAACCAATTCAGCCTTTCTAATATTGAACAGACCGACAAATTCATCTGCCGATTCTTTATTCTGCGCCAAAGCTAAAACACAGGTCCAATAAACAAGCATGTCGTGAAAATCCGAAGGTGAAGAAGGAGAATCGCCGTCTACTGCCAGATCGTCCTTACGGGAATCGTAATAGATCCTCATGGTATATACGTCATCAGGGATTGGCTCTAGATTAAACTGTGTTCCGAATACCGTATATCTCTTCGGGATTCCCGTCTCAGTAAAAGGCCATTCCCCTTGCATTTCAGTCCGGGGAAACTTCAATTCGTCTAACTTCTCAATGTCGCTGGCATCTGATGTGCTGTATTTCTCCATACGCCGAATAAACCGGCAATCAGTCGGGAAAGTATAGGACTTCGTGCTTGCTACCGTGCTGAACGTAGCAGACAGAGTAAAGTAATCCTCTTTAGTGGCGGCTATAATTGAATTGACGCGCTGATTCGCCTTATTAATATAAGTGTTCAGGTTCGCATCTGTCCAAAATCCTTCCGTGGGCTCGTTCAGAAGAGTCCTTACGTCTGTTCTTATTTCAGAACGGTTCATTTAATCCTCAAAAAACCGGCAGAGTGTCTTACTCTCCGTTATCCTCTGCCGGGACTGTAACCTAACGCTCCCAGAATCCCATTTCAAACTCTGCCGTAGGTGCAGCGGACATTGACGCACCCCACAGATAAACCAGAAGAGAACCGCCCGGATTTACCACAACCGGAGGTGCCGGGAAGGTCTGCATGATGCTGGTCGTGCTGGCAAGCTGAGAAGCACTTGCTGAAACCGTGGAGGCTCCGAATGCAAGAATGTACTGGTCGTTGGCTACCGCAATTGCATTGCGGAACAGACCGCGCCCAACCTGTCTGACGTTTGCTGAAGCTGCCGGTGCGGTAATTGCGCCGACATACAGAAGGCTTGAAGTTGAAGTGCTTATGCCCATGTTGGCATTTTTGGGAACAATAGCCGTTCCCCCGGAGGTGTACCTGTTGGTACTGTCAAGAAGGATCGCATAATGAACTGCGGCCTCTGCCGTACCCGCGCCGACAATGTGAAACTTGATGTAATCAGGGATTACATTTGCGCCGCCCGTCGAATTGGCGTTTACAAGAACGACAGTGGGAGTCGTTGCGACCCATGCCGTACAAGTTGCGCCTGTAAGGGTTATGGCAGTGCTGATCGTTGCGTTTGTCGCCACATAATACGAACCTTCCTCTGCCAAACCGTGTTTGGTGCTGGTAAGCGGAATGTTCATCAGTTCCCCACGGTTGCCAAGCCGTGCATAAGCATCGGCCCCGTCGAGGTTGCGAGACGGCATTTCCTTGTAAACCTTGCCCCGAAGGGCTTCCTGTACTATCACGTTGCTCATTTCTGTTTTCTCCTTTTACACTAGAAGGTTAAATTCAATTTACTACTCATCCTGAAGTTCTGGCCTGACAGTGATAGTTACTGCTACCCTGTCCATCGTGGTCCCGCTGCCGGTTGTGGCTTGCAGGAAAAGCGCATCCCCAGCTGCAAACGCATAGTCCGAAGCCGTTGCCGAGAGCGTTCCGGTTACAATTGCATCAGAAGTCATATCCATGACCGCCGAAAGCACTGTTACCGCTGCCGCCTCAGTAGTTCCCTTGAGCACATTCAACGATGCCTCGTTTGTGCTTCCCTTTGCGCCAAGCCAGCCTTGAATGCCTGTGATCTTGCCAGCATAAGGGGCAATCCATGCCCCATACGTCCCTGCTGTCACATCTGCCGCAATCTGAGCTTTGTGAAACAGCGTTACTGTTTCTCGGGCAAAATTGCTGTTGTTCTTGTCGATGTTTCTGTCTCTAATTGCCATTTACGGACCTCCTTTCCTCAATTGTTAGTTTCCCCCGCGCCTGTCGCGGATTCTGTGTTTCTGCGCCGATCGTTCACGAAAAACCCGCCTTCGTGCTTTTCGCCAACACCAGCGAACGATATTCTTTCTCCTATCCCGTATTTCAACCGGATATAAGCATCATCGTGTACGGCTTCCATCTTATTGCGGTGTTCCTGTTCCTGAGCCTTTTCAATACGCTCCTGTTCTTCGTCGATCTTTCGGTTAAGAGCTTTTGCCCCTCCCTGTTTTAAAGGAGAACATTCATACAAGTCTTGTAGAACCCAGGTTCCGAGAGTTTCAAGCTGGCCTAGCGGGATCTCTTTGATCACGTACTTGACGTTTCTCTTGTCCTTCCCGACAACTTCCCATCTAGCCTTGAGTCCGTTCCACTCAAAGTCAAGCCGCTTGTCGAATCTCTTCAGGTCTTCTCGAAAGCTTTGTGGAGTCATAGGCCCTACCTGTTGTTTATGGAGAAGTCTTCTTTTGAAGCCTTGAGCCGCATCCGGCGCTTCTTTACCGGCGCTCCGTCAATAAGNACACTGTCTTCCCCAAGGCCATCAGTTTCCTTGACCTCAGCAACGTCTTTTTCGTCCAGGGCACCGTCAGGCAACGCAAAGTCGCCGTCCTGGTCTTCAACTATGTAAAGTCTGCTCTCGACAACCGCACCGGACCCAGGATCCCACCGGAAAGCATGTTGCTTTATCCCAAGCTCTGCAATCTCACGAGGAAGAGTAAGGCCCTTTCTTCCGGGCTGCACATACCTTTCCCTGCTATCGAACGTGATTGCAACCTCATGATCCACCCTTGACTTCAGCGTTACGAAATCTCCAAATTCCTGCATTTGTGTCTCCTTTCGCCCTTAGAGTAGGCGGCACTTTTTAAGTGCGGGGGCCATCAAAGACCCCCGCTAAGTTAATAACTAATAACTTGCAACATATACGTTGCTCGCAGTAACCCCATCCATCCTGAAGCAGGTAGAAGGCTTTGAGCAATGGTAGTTCAGCCAACGCCTATAGAAGGCTTCCCAAACGTCCTTACCGGAGGTCTTGGTAAGGATCGCGCCGGAATCATTTGCCCATTCGCCGTCAATCTGCGTGTACTTCTTCATGTAACGCTTGTCGAGGCCGAAGAGCATTCCATAAGGAGCGTTCTTGGATTCGATTACCGGCTTGCCGCCAAAGGTCACATATGACTTCTTGGAAGAAGCCGCTGCGGCCTTGGTNCCTCCATCGGGAGACTGAAGNTCAGANCCGGAATAGCGCCGGTCTGCTTCCAGGAGGGCCAGATAAGCGCGTCTTACGCTGTGGTGACANGCAAGGGTTGAGATTTCCGCATCTCCAAGCTGCGAGGCAATGTCAAAGTTCAACTGAATCGCATCGAGNGAGAGAGCGCCAACCGCCGACTGTACCCGGCTCTTGAGCTGCGGGTAGGTGGTACGGGAAAGACCGGAAATGGTTTCCAGATAGGTGCCGTCATCAACGAGGCCCAGGAGCCCGACCGGTTCGTTGTTGTAGCCACCGCCCGCCGCTGCTGTTTCTGCTGTGGTGTTGAAGCGCACAATATAGTCATTGTTGGTAAAGGTCGTTGAAGGCACCGTTACCGAAAGGCCCGTTGAAGTCACAGCCGAAATAGTCGTAATCGTGCTGGAGCGAAGCGTACCGTCTCCAGGATTGATGCAACCGATGATCATGTTCTTGCGGAGATACCGGGCACCACCCGCTGTTTCGGTCACGCCGCCCGGATTGTCCACAACAAGCGTGGTCTGTGCGCCGGTGCAGTTGACGTAAGCCAGAATGCCCTTTCCGGCACCCCAAATCATACGCGCCTGTTCACGCTTGAGGTTCGTTACAAGCGTATCCATCGACATGTTCATGGCGTTCTTGAACGCACCCTTGGAGGTCTTGGCAGATTCCATCATTTGCTTGGTCATCTGGAAAGAACCGGCGAGGTACTTCATGGAAATATTGAACTGCTGAGGATCGAAGTTACCGGCAGTCGGGAGGTTTCCGTTTTCCGTGTATGCACCAACACCCTCGTTATAGCTCATGTTGGTCATTTCCACGGCTTTCCGGCCTTCAAACTGCGCGTCAGAGACTTTTTCAAACATCTCTGCAACCGGGTCAAAGGTCTGCACCTGATCAGTTACTACGTCCTGATAGTCGTCTTTCAGGATTCCATCGAGAATAGTCAAAGTTTCGAGAGACATTGTTTTCTTCCTTTTCCGGGGCTATCCTGAGATTTTGGCCCAGGCATCGTTCGATGCTTCGTCAAGAGTTTTAGGCTTTGCGTCCTTAGCTCTCGGAGGAGTCCCCCCTGGCTTGTGTCTCACCATGGGGTTAGGCGGTGCCGGGCCTCGTTTGTGTGCGGATAGCAACCCTTCGTTAAGTTCTTGTTCAAAGATTTCTTTCATTCGAGAGAAATCACCCATTGCAAACTGTCGCTGCTCTTCCTGCGTCATCTGAGAGAATATTAAATCCTCTATCTTGCTCTGGTATTTGGAGTCGATCTTGGCCGCTGAAAGCATCCCTGAAAGCTCACTACTGGCCTTGTTCGCTACAGATTCAAGCTTTGAGCCGGACATTTCGCCTTTCAAGGCTGAAATTTCTTCCCTGAGTTCTTTTAGTGTCTGAATGTCTTTCAGTTCAGGGTAGACCTTCAAAAGCTCTTGCCGGATTCTCTGCTGGTTCTGTTCGGCGGTGCGGTCGTCATCAGTCATGGAAGATTTTCTTCGCTGCTCTTCAACAGCTTTTTCCCATTCCTGAAGCTTCTGGAGCTTTGACTTGACCTCGCCGGGATCTCCAAATTCTGCATATTGCTGGTACTTTTCATGGGTCGTTTTATACTTCCCATACACATCGTTCCAGCGTTCAATAGGCTTCCCGTCGATCAGGTCTTTGAAGACCGGCTTTTCGCCACCCTCGCCGACTACAGGTTCTTCGCCTCTTTCTTCACCGCCCTCTCCCGGTTCGCCTTGTCCGCCCCGGATAGGCCGGTACTCATCCCGCAACCAGACTTCATACTCAGACAACGTGTTCATGCTGCTACCTCTTTTCTCGCCCGTAATGTCGGCGGCACGTTTATTCGCTCTTGTCGTTAGCGGTACGCAACCTGTTTAACGACCTTTCAGGGAGTCGGCCCCTAGCCACAGGTTGAAGGCAATAAAAAAAGGCCACATCAAGTAACTTTTCAGTTACCCAACGTGGCCTTCGATTACGAATAGCCTTATTTAGTTTTTAATGTATTACTATCTAACCTACCATTGTCCAGTTACTTGGATCAATTCCGGATTCTCTTAATGCGTTTTCTAAATTCCCAAACCTACTATGAACCACATCCCAAGAAGGAGATCCAACAAAATCTCTTGCATGGACTCTTCCCTTTTTAATATATATTTTTCTGATACCAGCTATTATTTCTATATCAGAAATTCTTTTTTGTGCTGGTCGAGGGGCCATCCCTCTATGCTCAATATATTTATTGAATGTTCCAAATGTCTGCACTATCCTTGTTAATACAGGCTCATCATATTGTCTTAATTCACGCGAGGTAGGTTGCTTCCCTAGCTGCGCGGCGACAATATCAAACCTATAATTAACCTGATCAGGGCATAACCCCTTACTATTTAAAGCTGCCAACGTCCCTTTTGCTTCTTTTAACGATATACTTTTATTAATAAAATGTTGTTTTTTGTTTTTTTTCCTGGCAGCAACCCCTTTAAGTGCTGATTGTTTTAGTATTGCTATATTCTCCGCTGTCATCCCTATCGTTTTTCTAAATTCTTTTATTTCCTTAGAAACAAGAGAATCTTTATCTCTAAGCCCAAACTTCTTCTTATATTCTTTAACCTTTTTTTTGTGATTTAAAAATATATGATTTGATAAATTATCAAACCATTCTCCGCAAATATGGCATTGCAGTTTGCCATCTCCCTCACGCTCTAAAACTACTCCAGGATAGCCATGCCCATCTACCAACTTCCTAAACGGAGGATGGAGTTTATAAAGATTGTATGATTTCGTTCCTTTTGGTAACTCAAAATCTACTTTACTCGCTGTCAATTTTTTATCCCTCCGATTACGGATAGCCCTTTTTAATTGTTAGAATGTTTTACAATTTTGGGAACCACCTTTTTAAATATTTATCAATTAATCTTTTTGCATCAGCTCCGCCAAGTGCAAAAACCTTTTGTTCTTCTTTGGTCATTTCATAAAACATTGTGTCTTCTATGTCCGGTTGAATTTCTTTTAATCTGATTCGTAAGTGATCAGACAATTGATCTGCAATCTTTGTAAGCTTTTTAGATTTCACCAACAACAACAATGATTTAATCATACTTAATTTCATTTCCCCTCCGATTACGGATAGATTTAACTTACTTTAAACAAACCCTTTTCTGTCGATTCCCTCTTCTGCGCTTTCCCGTCTACTATCTCAATCAAAATCCTTGCATGAGACTTCCCTTCTTCGTATTTCCTCAACTCTTCGGAAAACCAGACAAGAGCAAGTTTGTTTTCGTTTTGCGTCATGCGGTTTACTTTCTCCCCTTAACAACATCCATTCCCAAACCAATATTTAAGTAAATACTTTTCAGAAGGGGGGAATTCTCCTGTTTTTATGATTTCATCCCTCTCTTGCTTAGTCATAGAAACTCCGCAAAGACTCTCGTCTGAATCTAAGTCGTCTATTCTTGCTTTATGTCCGCACTTCAAGCATTCAAGATTGTTTTCACTAATAGGCAGTGAGATAGCCCAACTATGAACAGTATTAACTAATTCATAAGCCGTCAATTGGATCATGCAGGAATCACCTCTTCAGGTATGGGGGGGCTTACTTCCTCCCCAGGGTTCATTGCNGCNTCGCTCTCAGTATCTATTTTCTTCCCACCCTGTTCCGNCATGGGNTGGCTGTTCATTTCGGCATCGCCTATCATCATGTGCTTGGTGATATGCTGAACGATAATATCCTTAAACTGCCGTCCCCGATCTGTCCTCAAGAATGCTTTATGTCCTGCAATGTGTATAGGGTGATTGTCAATGAACGGAGTAACATCAATCGGATCACCACGCTCTATGGCCTCATTCTCCAAGGCTGCGTCAACCACATCATCATCAGCGTTTTCCATCAGCTTGGATATTCCTAAAGACTTCAAAACTTCATATCTCACATTGGGATCTTCAATGTCCACTAATTTAGCGTTTATGGCTCCCATGATTTTTGCATTCTCTACCTGAGAGCTTCTTGGAATAGTTGAATCTGAGGCTACACGAACGTTGATAGCGCCCATAAGGTCCGCGCCCTTGAATTTAGTAAAAGTCCACTGTGTTCCTTTTCCCTTTTTTGCGAATATTCTTTCTGCCTGCTCACCGTAAGTCCGGAGAAATTCTATCTGATGCTTCATCCAGACTCTATAGCCTTCTCCGATATTTCTGAGTGAAGGACCAAATCGGGTCATCCCCTGTTCTACAAGCTGATCGACTACAACGCCGGGGGCTCCCGAGTAAGGGGCCTGACCTTTCAATGCCTCAAAGGTCGATCCGAGATTTTCAATGTCGCTTGTGATCGTGGTTCTATACTGCATGATAGAAGTCGGGATTTGTTCTCCCGGTATTCTATCGGGCTTTGATGCTTTGTCTCCTATCAGATTATATTTAAGCTGCGCTCCCGGTTCTCCGGAAAAATTGTTTACCACCGTCCCTTCCGGAATTAACCAAACGGGAGCGGACATGCGAGTCGCAATTAAAATTATGAGCGAGTCAACTTTATTCAAATCCCTTTGCTTCGGTTTAATATCCGTCAGTGGAGTACTTGCATACGCCGCTCCAGGAACAGAATCAAACTTCATGTCTGCAATAGGAATAAACGGTTCTCCACTCGAATCAAGTGGAAGTTCTTTTTTCTCACAAACCTTACCCCCGGCAACCACGGCATAAAGACCATTTTTATACTTCTCAGTAGGAAGCATAAAGAGTCTTTTAACTTCTACTCGCCTGATCTTGTTGTTTCCCGCAAGATAAGCATTGGCCGTTGTATCCGAAGTCAAATATCCTATCGTTTC